GTGTCTTAAATAAATTAAATCTCTATATTCTGGTAATGATTTGATCATGATATTAAGCACTAATTCGTAAATCTGTAGCTGCTTAGACGTTGGAATTACTTTAATGTTAGATTTACCATATTTATTATAATCTGTTTTATCTGGTATGACCTGGATTAAATTGAACATTCGACTAGCTTTTGGCTTTTTAGGTGGTGCAATCTTACTATCTACCCAACTGGCTATTCCTAAGTATTGATCTAAAATTTGCGGTGTAAGTTCCCTCTTAATCATTTATACTTCATAAAACTATTTTATTATGTTTTCAATAAACCCCCTGGTCTTGGCAGGTGTGGGTATCGGTAAAGCTACCGATCAGTAGTTTTAACCTAATTATATATTAAACTATATATATTAAATATAAGTATTAAATCTATATACAGTATCATTTAATGATACCTCACTCAGCATTTTTTGATACCACAAGATAGTCTTTTAATCGTATGATCTTAGCTTTATCAACAGGTTTATTTTTACGTTTAGCATAAGCTTTCTTTTGAGCATTACGCATGTTTATATTGTCCAGGATATAATCCTGCATCGTAGGTTTATCAAAAACAATGTGAAGTGTTTTTTTATTAATCTGCTTCCTAGCCAACATTCCAAACAAAGTGAGTCGGTCAAGGATTTTA